GTTTCCAGTTCGTCCGTGCCCGGCGTATCGGAGTTCTTGACCAGCAGGTATGTCGCCACGCTGGCGATCGCCGGATCCGGGTTGCCGGCCAGCTGGGTCATCATGTCGACCGTTTCCATGCGCTGCGTGGCATAGGACGGGCCGACCGTGACCGTGACGGCGTATTTGCCGATCGACAGGTCGTTGATGATCTGCCACTGCCCCGGCGGCAACGCTTGACCCTGCGCCTGCATCTGCTCGGCCTGGTCGCCGGGAATCGTCTGGCCGGACTGCGTGATGTAGACCGACTGGTTGAGTTGGGCGTAATCCTCTTTGCCGTCCTCGCCCAGGATCATCACCTGCCGGGCGGTGTCGTAAATCTTGGGGATCAAGTCCACCAACTGCTCGCCCACGAAGCACTTGGCGCGGGCGAGATTGTCGATGTAATCGAAGTTCCCCACGTCCTGCTGATGCTCGACGGCTTGGATCGCCTTGCCGGAGCTGGCGCGGGTCTGGATCGGCGCGTCCACCACGTTGGAGACGGACTTGATGAGGTCGGCGGCGAACTGGGCCGACTCGAAGAAGCCGCCGGGGAACGCAGGTGGTGCCAAGCGCGACGGTGCGCCGCCGTTGGGCGCGTTCGGATCGACGTTGTAGGGCAGTCCCGGCGCGTTATCCTTGCCAAGATTCCGATAGGCTTCCTCGTACCCGGTAATCATCGCTGCCGTGAACATGAGCGGGTTGTGCGGCTGATTCGCCAGCACTTCCATCCCGACGCACACGTCCCAGTTGAACAACCGCTGGGAGTCTTTGATGGGGCGCACAAGGCCGGAGTAGTACTCCTCGCCCTCCACGTTGACCGACTCGCCCCACACGGGGATCAGGGGAATGAACTTACCGGGCCATTCGTTCGGGCCATCCAGCACTTCGGCACCCGAGCAAATCTGCCACGTGATCTTGTTGGACTTCACGTCGCGCTGGTTCTTCAAGCTCAGCGGTGCCTGCTGCTGCACGCCGGAATCGGGCTGACCCAGCAATGGCTTCATTGCCTGATAGTCGTCCTCATCCAGCACGCGACCATCGGAGAGCTGGTAGACGGTCTTGGTGACCTGCTCGCGCTTCCAGAGCTTGACCACGCGGACGGTCTTTTCCCCAAACCAGTCGCCGTAGATGGCGCTCTGCTCGCCAAAGTCCACCATGGCGGCATCGGGATAAGTCGCCTGGAACTCGTCCTTGGTAAGCTCCGTTTCCTCCCACACACGGCGGGAATCGCGCTTGTCGAACGCCTTGGCGCGGGCATCGAACTTGATGGTGAACGGGTCGCGGACTTCCTTGATCCGAATGTCCTGCTCAAAGCCGTCATCGTCGGAGTATTCGGTGTCCAGGCGAATGACGCCGTAGCCGCCGGCCGCCGCGAAGAACCCGCCCGTGTCGTAAGCCACACTGGCGCGGGACTGCGCCTCGATCATCTTGATCATGCCGTTGTAGATTTCGGCCAGATGCTTGTGACCGTCCTCCATTGCCCGGACCTTGATGGCTGGGTCGTTCTGGCGCATGTCGTTGGTAACCGACTTCACCACCGGGCGCGTCTTGTTGAACTCGTACAGCGCCCGCGGATTCATCGCTACGTCATGCTGCGCGCCGGGCACGAACGCGAAGCGAATGTCCGCCAAGCATTCCTTGTACTTGTCCGCGCAGGCCGCCGTGTCGGTGTCGTAGTCCTTGCGCATCTGCGCAAACTCGTCACGCTTCATCGGGCGAACTCGGCGGCGAAGCGAACGGGCTTGGACACGCTGCGGGCTTCCTCGGCAATCGCACCTTCCCCGAAGGCATCGGCACCGTGCGAGGCGAAGTCATGCACGGCGTTGGCAGTGAACTCGTCCAGCGTCTTGTTGATCTGCTGGCGGTAGTTGGACAACATGCGGATGCCTTCCTTGCACTTGTTCTGGTCGAACCAGCAACGTGGGAACATGGACTTGCCGGCGTTGATGCGCTCATCGACGCCCAGCCGCTTGCCGATGCTGATCGGCAGGCCATTGGCACGGAACAAATCGGCCAGGGACTTCCCTGTCCCCTTCTCCCGGGCCTCGGCATCGTGGGGGAGACGATGCACCGAGTACGGGTAATCCTTCTTGGCCAACACGCCGAAGTAATGCGTGATCGGCTGGCCGGAGTTTTCGTAGTAGTCGATCAGGTGAATCTCGCGCCCGACGCGCTGGACGAACCAGATCGCGGTCGGGTCCAGAATCCCCAGGTCCCACCACGTCTCCACCAGCGCCGCACCATCGAACGGCACGCCACAAATGCGGTTTTCTTCCCGCGCCCGGATCAGCTCATCGTGATAGATCGCGCCCTCGACCAACGTCCGGCATTCGCCCAGCCAGATGTTTCGGTAGGCGTTGTTGTCGGTTGCTTTCAAGTGCAGCATCTTTTCGCGCAGGCCATCCGAAAACCACGGGTTGTCGCTGAAGTTGATCGCACGAACCACCGCACCCTTGGGCGGGTTGACCACGAACCGCTGATACGTATCATCGGTTTCCAGGTCCGGGTTGAAACTGACCCAAATCTCAGCGCCCGGCTTGCGGATCGTCGGAATCAGCACTTCCCATGACCGTTTGGTCACGATCTGCGCTTCCTCGACCCAGCAAATGTCCACGCCCTCGTACGACTTAATCGAGGTGATGTTCTGCTGCCGAATACCGGCGAACGTGAAGTCCGACCCATTCTTGCCGTAAATCCCGGCTTCCTGAATCTCGTAGAACTCGCCCAAGCCCAGCAGCGCAATCTGGTCGCTGAGAAGCCTATGAACGGACTCCGCGATGGACTTCTGCGTCTCACGAGCGCACAAGATGCGCAAAGGCTTCTGTGCGGCCAGGATCAGCAACGCCCGTGCAAATCCCCACGACTTGCCAGAGCCGCGACCGCCGTAGCCCACCTTGTAGGGGGCTGGGTCGAATAGGAACTCTAGCGATGCGGGAAACCGGGCCTCAATTAGGCCGGTCAAATATCACCTTGATTCCGGCGAACAGGTTGGAGCCGTTGGGGCCGGTGTGTTCCTGTTCGGTCTTATCGCGCCAGCCTTGGTTCTTCAGCCAGAAGATCGCGCCTGTGCAGGCCGTGTTGCCAAGCCTGCGTTCCCAAGCATCTTCCAGCCTGTGCCTAATGGCTTTTACAGTGTCAGAAAACTCGGGCTTCTCCTCGTACCTAAGCAGAGTTTCCCGAGTCATTCCCAGCGCAAGCGCCAGCCCATTGACGGTCGGCGGCTGTTCCAAAGCCTCACGCTCGGCAAAGAACGCAGAGGCTATGGCGTCGAATTCCTCAGGCGTCTTGAAGATCGGCGGTCGGCCACCAGCCATATCAGGCACTCACCGAATACGCGCCCTGCGTCGGGGCCGTCTCGCCCTGGAACCATGGCGCGTCATAGACGCGAATCGCCCAGAGCTGATTCCACACGGAGCCATCGCTAGCCGTGATGACACACTTCACGCCTGAGCCTTGGCCCCAGCCGGCCGTGATGCCCACGGTCGCGGTGCGATTGTTGAAGTCCGGTGTGCCGAGGATGATGCTCATCGGCTGCGTCACGCGCCAGGTGACGGCGGTAATGGTCACGCCTGAGTCGAGCGCCCCGTTGAGGTTGGCCGTCAGCGTCAGTTGGTCACCGCGCAGGAAACTACCGCCATGGATGCGGGTTCGCTGGTACTTGGAGACGTAGGCGGTGCTGATCCGGGGCGTGGTCATGCTCAGTACTTCGTGCCACGCCGATAGTAGGGGGACAGACCGCCAAAGCCGTTGGCGCCCGGAGCGCGCGGCTCCAGGACGTTGTCGAAGCTAGGCGGCATCATCCCTGCCCCGCCATTGCCGAACGCTGATCCTGGGCCGTTCTGTGCGGCTCCGATGCCATTCCAGCCCGGCCATTGCGGGAACTGGGCTTGCAGTTGCGAGCGATTCGCCATGACCCACTGTTCGATCGGATGCTGGCCGGACGCCAGCGCCGCATGGAACTCGGGCGTACCCGGCATCGGACCGTTGTAGCCTGCGGAGGTCAGCATCCCGAGCTGATTGCCGGGCATAGGCGTCGGCGGACCCATCGGCCCGGGGTTGCCCTGTCGCGGCCACTGAGGCGCGTTGGTGCCCGCTGGCCCCATGAAGCCGCCATTCGGTGCGCCGTTGAATCCGATCATTGCATTGTCTCCGTAAGTGCCGGTTACGCGCCGTCCGGCCAGGTTGACCATTCGTGGTCTGCGCTAATCACCTGCGGTTAGGCCGATCCTATGAACAGCCAGCCACTCGGCAATGCTGGCGGGGTTGGAGCGCCCGGACCCTGCCGGCCCTGACGAGGGACGGACGGCAGGCCGGGCTTACTGGCGGGAGCCAGGGTGGGTTGATGAATC